CCAAAGTCCGCTGGAAGCCGTCTCAGTTCGCAGGAAGGCCACTGGCAAGCGACCTTCGTAAACTTCGGACGCCGTCGCCACTTTGCCATCCTCGCTCACACGTCGATGCGACCACGGCCCAAACGAGACGATCGCGCCCAGCTCGTCCTCGACGACGGGCCTCGACCAACACCACCAAAGCGGCGACGTGCTGCCCGACGGCGAGGCTTGCCGCAAGGCGACGAACAACACCGCGTCAGGACTGTCAGGCGCCGACGGGTGCACGATCGTGACGACGTCGTGGCCCCAGTAGAGATGTGCCACCGCATGGCCCTCGTCGTCAGAGCCGACGCGCTGCCACCCGCAGACGACGGCGACGGCTCGAGCCCCAGCCGCGCATCGGCGCTCGGCTTCCGGCATGAGCACGTCGAGGCCCATCGTCCGCACTGCTTCCGCAAACTCAACGGCCCTCACGTCGTCGACGTCGAGGGGCTCGCCCGATTCGTCTTCGAGGTAGCGTTGCGCTGGCTCAGCGTATACTCCGGAATCCTGCCGCGCGAAGAATCTGAGCCAGTTGACGGGGTCAGGGCGCAGAGATTGATGCGTCTTTGGGTACGCCGCCTTCAGCGCGTCTCGGACCACGCCGATCTGGTCTCCGGAGTAGCGAATTGCGATCCCTTTGACGACGCGGTCGTAGTCCGCCGCCCGCTGGCGACGCCCGGCATCGAGCAACGCCGTGAGTTGGTCTGGCGTCCAGGCCCCCGCCTGATCTCGGATCTGGGTGACGATTGCGTCGCTTGCGCTGTTGACAGTGAGCATGCCGATAGCCTACGCCACCGGCCCCCACTCGTCTACGACCGGCGCATACGTCGACGTGGTCTGTGCCCGTCGATGCACAGGGAATAGCCGATGGCACACGTACCCAAGCGCATCGAGAATGTGCGAGACGTCGAGAGCGCCGGTCTTCTTTTCAGGCTCGCCGTTGGCATCGAGGGCTTGCGTTTCGAGTGCCCTCGCGAGCGTCGGGCATGCGTCGACGTCGACGGAGAGACGACGATCCCTGAAGAGCACGTTGAGGGTGTTGACGCGCTCCATGATCGGCGGGTTTCTCGTCGGTGGGTCCGGGCGAAACCCGGCCTGCAAAAGCAGGTGCACGTCTGACAGCGTCGACGTCGTGTGGAGACTTTGTCCGCTCGCGTCAGGGTATGCACGGATTCGCATCGCGTGCACATCCTCTCGCGAGCGACCGAGTCGACGCATGATCATTTGCGCCGTGCGCTCGGCATGCTCGTCTGTCGTCGTGCCTCCCTGTTTGATTACCTCGCCGACGACGTGGATGCGGCGGTTGACGTCGTCGACTTCGGCGATGACCCACTGCATATTCCTCACGTTGAAATCGCAACCGACGACGAGGCGCCCGCTCTTGACGACAGGAGCGGCGTTGATGCGGCGATCGAATCGGGAGTAGACGCGGCCGCCGCGTGCTGTGCGGATTCCTTCGAGTTTCTCCTTGATGGCCTCGTCGGTACCGAGCCGGCTTGCCGATTCGTCGACGTAGGACGCGGGCAGAAACGGGTTGTCCTGTGTCCTGATTATGTACTGTCTCGTCGTCGGCGAGGGGTTCGCAAGCACCGCCTCCCATGCTGGCCCGTAGCCCTCGGGTGTTCCGGTGAGGAGGATCTCGAGAGCGTCACCGACGCGGACGCGCTGCATGGCAGGGATCAGTGACTCGGGATCGCACAGCTCCCACTCGTCTGCCCACAGACCGATGGCGTTGATGCCCTCGACGGCGCGGGGCTTGTCGAGGCTGCGGCACCAAAGCTCGAATTTCTTCGTCTTGCCGACCTCGAAAATATGATCGGATACCCAACGTCGATAGGGGAGCCCCCACAGATCGCAGTAGCGAACAACCGCCGCTTCCATGACGTCGACGACGCTACGGTAGCTCGGCTCCGTCGCAAGGATTGGCCCGAGGTGTCCAGCGCGTAGACCGAGATCGACTGCCCACGCGACGCCGACGGACGTCTTGCCAGATCCGTATCCACCCGAGACGACACGGATCCCAGGGGCACGATCGGCAAGCACCTCGAGGTGACGCTGGCCAAACGTCGCGAGGCCCCGCTTCACTTCAGGATCGCTGGCGCAAAGTCGACGGTATCGACGGAGCTGTCGGGCGGCGGCACCGTCTTACCGGGTGGGCCGTAGCGTGCGGGATCGAGGGCGGCGAGGAGCGCCAAGATCGCGCCGCGGTCGCCGCTCTCGGCGAGCTCGCGCAGCTGGCGCTCGAGGTCGGCGACGGTGACGACGGTATCGTCCAGATCTTCCGCCTCCCATTTAGCGTGAGGCGCCAGGGCATGACCGAGAAGGTTCTTTCGGCACGCGTGGCGCAGCTCTGGCGCCGCATCGGCGACGAGGTTGATCACGCTGTCTGGCACGTCAGCACCGCGAGGCACGGCCAGCGACGGATCACCCATGCCGATCGCATATTCGGCACGAAGGATGTCGTCGACGGCGTGGCGCAACCAGCCGGGCAGGTTCTTGCGCCCCGCCTGCTTGCCGCTGTTGGGCTTGCGGGGGTAATTGGTCATACGCGACGACTATGCCACGACCGTGCCAAAAGCAAAAGCCCCCCCGCGAGGGGGCTTGTCGTCAGTTGAGGAACTTGACCGGCGTCCCGTCGCGGTAGCGGAAGCACTCGCCATCCCACTTAGCAATCCTCAAGTCAGCGTTGTAGGCGCGGCAGTACACCCGCCAGAGTGAGCATGCCTTGCGGCAGAGGCCCGGCGAGCTTGCCGGTGCACCGTACCACAGATCACCCGACAGATCACCCCAGCACAGATCACAGATCACCCCTGATCCGGCTTTGCAGCGCGGAGATCTGGCCCACACAAGCACAGCGCTTGACATCTTTTGCAAAGCGTGTAGACTGTCTTCACGGCGCCGCACTAGAGCGACGCCGAACGGGAGAGAGCAAAATGAAGACCACCACCAAGACCGGCCGCATCGTCACCATCCGCATCGCCAAGGGCGCCACCACCTGCCACGCCGTCATCGTCGCCCGCAACGGCCGCGTGATTGCGGAGTCCGACACGATGCGCCCCGCTGGCTGCGTCGACGCCGCCGAGCGCGACGGCCTCGCCCTCGCTGCCCGTATCTGATCCCACCACACCCCACCACCACGCCAGCCGGGCCAGCCCCGGCTCGAGGCGTCAGAGGAGACCAAATGAGACTGTGCAAAACGACACAAAGAGCCATCGTCCGCCAAGCCCGCCGCGAGGGACTGCCCGTATGGGCGTGGATGCTGGCCCACCCCGAGCTCAGGATCGGTGCGCCATGACCGACCGCGACTTCGATCCGCCCCTCACCGATCACGAGCTGGGCTACCTCGTCGACGACGACGAAGAGGTACAATGGTGCGACGACTGCGGCATCGAGATCCACCACCGCGGCCGATGCCGCTACTGCGCCGAAGCAGCTCGAGCCGATGACGAATACGACCAAGCCAAGGACGACCGATGACGGCCGCTGACCCCGATCGTGATCTGCCCGACCCCGGCGACGAGGCCCCCAGGGTCTGCCCCGACTGCCGGTGTGAGACCCTCGCCGGATGGGAGGACATCTGCCGAGCTTGCGATGCCTACCGCGAGGCCGAGCGCGAGCCCTAGCGCCCGCTGAGCCACGATCCCCACCAGACCACACCCAACCCCCGGCCCACTTGGCAGACGCCAATGTGGGCCTTTTTGCTGCGTCCAAAAAAAACGACCGCCGATCGCTCGGCGGCCGTGACCGGAGGGAGAGAGTCGGTCCCGGCCAGCGTAGCGGGGGCGGGTGCAGGTGTCATGTGTTTTGTCGTTGTGTCTTTTGTGTATTCATATGACACCAAAAAATTTGAATCTTTTTGTGTGTTTTTAGTTTTTACCGCTTTCTGATGCCGTTTTGTGGTTATTGTCGCGGAAAGCTTTAGAAACGCTCTCCCTCACTTGAGGAAATTCAAGTGTCGTCATAATTAGGGGGGGATACATGTTTCCCCCATCTATCGTGTGCCGGTTATCCGATATGACGACGACACCTGCCCCGCGAAGCGGCTACAGGTGAAACGCGCCTTCGGTCCCTTCTGGGGACGTCTGATCGTACATGGGGCGGCACATCGGAGAAGCACCGGCGGCGCATTGGGATGCGCTCTTGAACCGGATTGGCGTGCGAGACGTCGGCTTCACAGGGATCAGTCTACCACGACGGCGTCCCCAAGCGAAAGCCCCCAAACGGGGGCTTTCGGTGTCGACAAACGATTATGACAGGGCGTCACTGGACCAAGACAAGCGACTCCGACGCCCGACTTGAGGCCGTGTAGAGCCATCGCCCGAGCTCGCCCTTCTGGGCCAGCCATGACACTCCATCAAGACTCACGACCACCCGACGTGCTTGCGATCCCTGGGCCTTGTGGCAAGTCATGGCGTAGCCGTAGTCCAACAGGAGGCACGATTGCGGGGCGTCCCGAGTGCCCATCGTCCGCTCGGCTCCGAACTGGTCACGGGGCACTGCGGCGCTCGTCAGGTCGGTCGTCAGCATGCCCACACCCCGATCGGTGACGCGCTGCAACACTGCACGGTGCCCGTTCATCAGTCCGGAGGTGTGGTGGTTCCGGAGGCAGATCACGAGATCGCCCGCCTCCGGGCCGGCCTCAGCCCGCCCGAGCGAACGGCGCGCGATCTTGTTCAGCTTCGCCCGCTCCGCGTTGGTGGCGGTGATCATCATCCCCTCGGTCATGTCGGGCAGGTCGTAGACCCACCGACACATCGCCTCGCCTTCGGCGCGCGCCTTGATCCGCGTGAGGTGCAACCGGGGGTCGGTCGACTCGCTGGCGAAGCGCAGCGCAGCGGAGACGCCCACCTCACGCACCAGCCGCCCGAACTCGATCACGGGGTTGTCAGCCGCCTGGCGGTGGATCTTCTCGAGTCGCCATGTCGGGTCTTCCATGAGCCGCGCCGACTCGCCGACGGCGGGCAGCTGCCCATGGTCGCCAACAGCGAGGAAGTAGGCGCCAGAGCAGGCAATCTGCAGGTCACGCCAGACATCGGCGGTCACCATGCTGGCCTCGTCGATCACCACAATCGGAGCGGTGATATCCCTCCCGTGCCGGGTCCAGTGCAGATCCCCCTCTTTCTCTTTCGGGGGCTCATAGATCGCCTTGTGGATCGTCATCACGTCGGCGTTGACGCCGGCTGCCGCCATCTGGTCGCGCAGCACCAGCGACGCCTTGCCAGTAGGAGAGACGAACAGCACACGCGTGCCGCTGTCCTGCCACTCCTTCGCCAGCATCGACACCACGAACGTCTTTCCACATCCGGCATAGCCGGCGAGGGACGCCACCTGGTCTGCGGGGTTGGTCGCGATCCAGCGCCGGATGCCATCCACGGCGCGCTGCTGGTCTTCACTCAGGGTCTTGGTCGTCATGCTTGCTCATCTTTCTTGGCCTTCTGGGCCTCTTTGGGCGCAAGGTGCGCCGTGTTGGCTCCGAGCTGGTCAGTGTCTCGGAGGAAAATCAGGACTTCGTCGAGGTCGCCGCGCTTCATGTT